GTTTTCAAAGATCGCTTCGGTGTCGTCGTCATTCATGCTATTTCCCTCGCTCTGCGTGCTCTGATCTCGCGTGCAACGAACTCCAGACCCTTTTCCAGTTGCTCCACAGTGCAGGTATCAAGCTGCGCGTCGTGGATTTCCATGCCCAGATTGAGCGCTTGGATCTCTGGCCCCGTGAATAGGAATCTGCCTTTGTTCAGGCCACGCTTGCACATCGACAGGATGGCGTCCTGCGCCGACGTAATCTCTTCGCGGTATTCGTGGCCCAGACCGCAGGTGATCGCCAGCGCTTCGGCAACGTTCATCGCGGAGATCAGCTCGTCAATGTCGCCTCGCGTTCCGTTGCCTTGCACCATCGCGGTCATGGCCGCGTGGTTGCGGATCTTCAGAGTCACCGCGTGACCGACCTCGCGCACCGGGCGAAAGCCGCCTAGGACGTGGCTAATGGTGTCCATGATGACACCTCTAGGGCGATAGCGACTGCGCTTGCGAGTCATTCATCATGCTCCAAGCATTGATGTAAGCATTGCAGCTTTGCCAGTTCAAACATCCAAACCGCGTGCTCGTGCGTAACGTGAGCTGATAGCGAGCACAACTTCTCGTCTTCGTAAAACAACAACACGCAGGGCTGATCGTCTTCAATGCGCTCCAGCGCATGAGCCAGCATCGCCTTTGCACCCCAGTTGTTTCTAATCTGCTCAACTTTCATTCCTGTCCCCTTGCGCGGATGGCGGCGGCGCTTTGCAACTCTTTACAAAGCAGTGCGCTTTCAATGTCAACCAACTTCGCACACGCCTCGCGCTCGGCTGCGGCGACATCTTGACAGAGCGTAACCAGCGCAAGCAGGCCAACTGAGTCGCCCTCAAGATCGCAGTAATCAACTAACCTAGCCTCCCGCGCCATGCGAATGATGTCGTCGCGGGTCATGCGTTCTTCTCCTTGAGTTTGGCCTCAATGGCGCGGGCGAATGCCAGATGCCACGGGCCGCTGCCATGCTCGTCCTGATAGCGGGCGATCTCTTCGATCTCTCTGTCTGTCAGCCCCACCCACTCGAGCGGTTCGCGCTCAGTCATACGCCGCCCCCCTTGTTCTTTTTCTGGCACGGCCAGGTGTTAATCAGCACATACGCCACAAGCGCATCTGCAGGCAGGTGGCGCGCATTCGGGACACGATTCAAGAACCCCGCCACCATGTCGCGGATCTGCCCAACGCTTGCATTGGCTGGCGCGCATTGCGCTTCGCCATGCAGCGAATCGGCCACACCCATGATGAAACCCACGGCGAGGATCTGCTCGGAAGAGTTCCCATTCAGATGGCTGTGCAACGAGTTGCCATCCCAGAACTTGGCATGGGCTGTGGCGCACAGCGCCACGAGCGCAGCGGTGGCGAGGGCGTGTCTCACCGAGTCCTCGCGATCTGATCCATCTCCAGCTCCTTGATGCGCTCGCGCAGCTTGTCGATCTCGCGGCCCCAGTGTGCGCGCGCCGTGCGCTCGCCAGCGACCCATCCGGCCATAGCCCCACGGGTGGCCGCTTGGCGCAAAATGCGCGTGACATCCTCGGCCGTGAGCAACCCGACGGCGTTGGCAGGCGGCGCCATCTCGGCGACCAGCTTGTCGATCTCGGCGTTGAGCTTGTCGTGCATTTAGATCACTCCCGTCAGGATCGCCAGCAGCAGGCCAAACAGGATAACGCCAGCAACGCCGGTGATGACCTTGTCGGCGAAGTCCATCGGGGTGTAAGGCTCGCTGATCGGGCCGCGAGCGTAAGGGCCGAAGGCCTCCTCAAGGGTGCGGGGAAATTTCTTGGTGGTTCGCATTGTGGTCTCCTGGGTGAAGGCCCCGAAGGGCCGTTAAGTTAAGCGTAGGGGCGCAGGGCAGACTCAGGAAGCGACAGACCGCCTCTGTAAGTTTTCATGGTGAGAGGGTTGACCTCTTTGAGGTTAGCCCAACGCTCGCCGTCGGCGCCGATGCGGAAGGACAGAATCACGAAGACGCCAGCTTTGTGGCCGCGAACGATTTGGTTGGTAGAGAACATTTAGGAAGCTCCTAAAGAGTTGTTGATGAGCGAATCATACAACAATTGACGATGCTGTCAACTCCCCTACAGTTTAGTCAGGTATTGCCCGACTAGAATGGACTCGGGTGCGGTTAGCAGTTTCCCGCATCTGGCCGCGGCGTCTCCCCGCGGTCGGCCATGGTTCGGGGCGGGGGTAACACCTCGCCCCTTTTTTGCCTGCGTTGACCCGCTAGTCATTACGCCCTTACAATTCTACGCATGACAACTTACGCACAGCAAGCCATTTCGCAGATCCGTGAGAAAGCCACCAGCGCAGGGTTTCGCCTCTCGGACGTGTGCCGCGTGGCCGAGATTGACCAGGCTCAGGTGAGCCGCTGGTCCAGTGGGGCCACGGAGCCTCTATACGGGTCCGTGAGGCGCTTGGAGGCGGCGGTTGATGCCCTCATAGCCGCGAGGATGAAATCGCTCTCTGAGGCGATGGACGCCGCGGTGGGTAAGGCGTGAGGGTCCTAGGGATCGACGTCGGCCTAAACGGCGCGATCGCGCTAGTGGTGGACGGCCAGCTCTACGAAATCCACGATATGCCTACGCTGTCGCTGGAGCGCAACAACAAGACCAAGCGCATGGTGAATGCAAGTGCATTGCACCTGATCATTCGCGGCGCTAAGGCGGACGCCGCTTACCTTGAGCGCCTGAACGCCATGCCAGGCCAGGGCGTCACCAGTATGTTTTCAATGGGGCAGTCTCTGGGCGTCGTCCTGGGCGTGCTGGCGGCCTGCGAGGTGCCCACCACGACGATCCCGCCACGCACCTGGCAGAAGGCGCTGGACGTGCCGCAGGGCAAAGACGGCTCCCGCTACCGAGCGGCCCAACTGTTTCCAGACGAGGCCGGAATGTTCGCTCGCGTGAAGGACGACGGCCGCTCAGATGCCGCCCTAATCGCGCTTTATGGTGCAAAGCAGCAATGAAACCAAACCACTGGGGCAGCCTAGATCCGTTCCCGCATCTGGTGCTGGACAACTTTTTCGACGACGAGCTGGCGCACCAGCTTGCTAGCGACTTCCCGCCTTACGACAGCCCGGTCTGGCATACCTACGACAACGCCATCGAGGTGAAAAAGACGCTAAACAATTGGCACTTTTTTGCACCGAATTTGTATAAATTTTTTGACGATATCAATTCTCGCGAGTGCGTGCGCATCTTCGAGCGCCTGACGCACTGCACCCTGTACCCTGACCCTGGCCTGCACGGGGCTGGGTTGCACATTCATGGCGCGGGCGGCAAGCTCAACACGCACCTAGACTACAGCATCCACCCGAAGCTCGGCCTCGAGCGCCGCCTGAATCTGATCGTGTACCTCAACCCCGATTGGCAGGAGTCATGGGGTGGGTCGCTCGGGTTCTGGCGCGACGATAACGGCAAGCCCGGCGAGCTGGTCAAGTCGATCGCACCGCTGTTTAACCGGGCGGTGCTGTTTGACACGACGAACGCCTGGCATGGGCTACCCGAGCCGATCAAATGCCCGCCAGGGCAATACCGCAAGTCAGTGGCGGTGTATTACCTATGCGAGCCACGCGAGGGTGCGGTGGCAAGGAATCGGGCGCTGTTCGCGCCCACTGAGGCGCAGGCTGGCGACCGCGAGGTGCTAGATCTGATTGAGCGGCGGTCGCGGTAACTTATAGATTTCCATTCCTCGCGGAATTGGTACCTATATGTTCTTTCGCGTCAGCTCAAGCCATAGTAGACCGACGTTAGCCCAGGCATACCCCGAGTACACGATCGCCATCGCTGCGTCGCCGCGGTATAGGTACACCGCCATCGCGCCGGCGTAGCACAGCGTCGGCACCAGCACGAACCAGAAGGCGATGCTCATAAGCAGTCCTCAAAATGATTGTGCTTTTGCCTGTTCTGCTTACGAGGCAGAACTTGTAAATTTGTTTCGCAATGCAAGCCAGAGACCATCTTGCCTCGTAAAGGGACGATGTGATCCACGTCGTGTGGGATGCCAGTTTCTAGTGTTAAGCGCCTTGCTTCTTTATAAATCGCTTTCATCTTTTCGCGATTCGCCCAAGATGGCGTCCGTTGCAATTTGCAGGCTTGTCTTCGACGCACCGCCTCTTGAACTATGTGTTTATTTTTTGCGCTCCACTCTCGATTCAATTGCTTTTGCAGATCTTGGTTAGCTTCTCTCCACTTTTTTTTACTTGCAAGGCGTCGATCTCTTTTTATGGACTCTGGCAATGGCGGTCCCATAAAGCGGGCCGGCTTGTTTTTCTTATGCCAGGCTTTAAGCCTTGCTTTATATTTTTCGCTGTTTTGGATTGCCCATTGCCTAGCATCGTTTGTGTGGCACTTTTTGCAACGGGCGCGCGGCTTCCCTTTACATAACGGGAACTCTTCAAGTGGCTTCTGTTCGCCGCAGCGCTTACAAATTTTCACAGCTTGCTCACGTTAATCACTTGCCCGCGAAACTGAATTAAATCAGGCGCCATCGCGTGAACGAGTTCAGGCCACAGCAGACGACCTTCATGGAACGTCAGAACGGCGAAGCCTGAACGCCATGAGACTGGGTTGTCCTCAAGATAGTCTACAAACTGAGGTCCACCAACATCTGCCAGCGTTCCAGTATCAACACCAAAGCGTTCCCCGTTGTAGTCAGAAAATGGAGTAACCTTTAAAGAATGCAGATGCCCCGTTACGATGCTTTTCCCGCTGTTTACCGCATTGTTATGCGTGGCGTGAACTCCGCCTTTCATGCGGTGTTTAACGACCACATTCTCCGTAGGCCAGCATGACCAGCACGGAATCCACGCCGGGAAATGGTCCTTAAGTTTGAACCCGCCGACCGCCATGAACTCTGGCACAGTGTTCGCCAGGCGGTTCTCGAAACGGGCGTCATGGTTACCCAGCGCCCAGATTAGTTTGACGTTCTTGCGCGCCTTCTTCGCCTCGTCGTCGATCTCGCCGAGGTACATATCGCAAGCCGTCAGCTCTTCGATCACGCTAGGCTTGCTATCCCATCCGATCCGCGGGTGGCGCGAGATGCTGGCGCCGTCAAAGGCGTCGCCGTTGTTAATCACCGCCTTGGGCTGCAGCTCCTTGATGGCCCATAGCAGCCCCTTAAACGCGGTAGATCGGATGCCAGGCCAGAAATGCGCGTCACTGAACACGATGACGACGCCATTCTCGATGCCAAGCGAATACCTCGCGGCATGGTTATGCGCCGTGGCGATCCAGTTATGGGCGCGCTTTTCGTCTTTCGCGTTGAGCGGCTTGCCGGTGCGCTGTTCAATGCGGCGGCGGCGACGAAATACTGCTTGTCGCGTGATGCCCGTTATGTCTGATACGATGGCAGCGGACTGGTGTTGCCGCCAAAGTTCCATGAACTCCTCATCACTGATCGCCGGTTGCGGCATAACATTCCCCCAGTATCCGCTCGAGCACGTTAATCACGCGATGCTCGGCGCTCTCCAGTTGTTCAGGCGTCGCCTTCTGGTCTTGCGCCACGGCGATCAATTCAAATAGGAAAACGTGCAGCACTTCATGCAGTGCTGTATGCGAAAGCGAGTCAGGAGTGATCGGCTCATTGCCGAAGTCGCCTAAGCGATAAATCGCCAGGCGAGCAGGGCTGTCGCACTCAACGCAGGCCATCGCGCCACGAGCAGGGCGTGCGCCGCGCTCGATGCGCCAGTCCTGCAGGTTCAGCACCTGCTGCCATTGCCTAACAAACCCGTCGAATTGCTTGGCTTGTTCGGCGTTAGGTTTGTTAGGCATGGTGATAAAACTTTACTCAGCGGCGCCTATGGCAGCGCCGAATCCAAGCTGCTCGGCTTTTTGTCGCAACGAGCGCGCTAACGGCTCAACCTTCATCACGCTAGCCTTGCTCATCAACTGAGACGCCAGTTGAGGGTCGAGCATTGCCTCTACCAGCAACTGCTGAATCTGCTGATCTGGCAGCTTGTACAGGAAGTCCAGCGGGCGGGTCATGGTGCGCAGCGTCGTGTTAGTCGCAAGCGACTCAGAGAACACGCGACCGATCAGGTTACCCATGCTCATATTGCGGAAGGTGTCGGAGCCGGGAGGACGCACACCAGGAGCAGTAGCAGCCATGCCGCGATTAATCTCCTCGACGATGTTATCCAGCTTGCGCTGCGCGGCCGGCGACAGCTCCGCTCCGATTTCCTCGGCCCTCGTTGCAAGCTGGCGACGCAGCGAACCCGCTGCGATGACAGGTTCGCCAGTCATTAGGTTCGGCTGGCCCGTGGTGACGCGACGCTCGATGTCTTGCAACACTCGCATCTGGTCAATGGGGGCCGACATCTTGGAATATTTCTCCATGTAGGCCTTGAAGCCTGGCGCCGAGGCCTCGATTACGTCATCAACCGCCTTGACGACATCAGAGAGCTGGCCTTTAGCCAAACGCAGGCTCGGGTTGTCCTGGTTGTATTTACCCATCATGGCGGCCGCCAGATCCTTACGGACTTCGTACAGCTCCATCGGGTTACGCGCTTTTGCCAGACGCGAAGTCGCCCAGTTCATCGCCACCTCAACGTCCTGGCGGACGCCGGCGGGGCTGTTCTTGATGCTGTCAATCGCTTTATTCACAGTCAACGTGAGACCAGACTGGAACGTCTGCGGGTCAACTTGCACATTAGCGAACGCTTGCTCACGCATCGGGGCGGTGATTTCGCCGCGCTTTGCTTCGGCTTGTGCGATAGAGCCAGGGCGACCAGATAGGCGTCGATAAGCCTCGAGGATGGCCTGCTGATTAGCGGAGAGACGCGACGGGAACGCGCCCATTTCGTCCAGAGCACGAATTGGCACTTCAGCGGCTGCAAGTCCAGGATCGCGGGCGACTGCCGCGGTCGTGGGGCGAACGCCAGGGACCAGCGGCTCCGCAGTCGCCAGACGTGCCGCGGTCGCTTCCGGCGTCGTGGCAAGGCGGTTAAGCACGTTCCCGACGATGACTTGACGGCCTTGCTCAGTAAACGGCCGCACGAGATTGGCGGGAGCGCCTGCAACCTGAGCAGTAATCGGCAGCCTCGGACCACCAGGCGCCACCATGCCAGCCAACAGCGAGCCGCCAAGCTGTGCGCTAGGACTTGCGCCTTGCTCGCGCAGAGTGCCGCCAGCTCCAGCCGCTAGGCTCGCGGCTGCGGTTTGCTGAGTCGGGTAGCGCGCCAGAATGTTCATTACTTCAGCGGCAATCGGTGCGCCCGGCCCCATTGCGGGCGCGGCGCCAGTGCGCGCCGCTTCGCGGGCGAGACTCGTTCCGATAACGCCAGCGCCTCGAGCAGCACCAGCCGCAGAGGTTCCGGCGCGCACAACGTCCTGCACGATGCGCTCTTGCGCGGTCGCAGGCTCCGGCAAGCCGGCTTGCGTCATCAAGCGCTCCATTGCCTGCGTCGGAGTCGGCACATTGGAGCCGGTAGCGCGGTTGTACAAACTCACAAGCGGGTCGCCGATCATCTGACCTAGCCCGACGCCCAGAGCGCCAGCAAGCGCGCCAGGAGGACCAGCCAGAGCGCCACCGCCCAGAGCGCCAGCGGCGACGGGGCCAGCGGCGCGAGCCGTTAGCCCAAGCTGACGCAGGACGTTCTGCGCGGCGCTCGGGGCGGCTGGCTGCACGGCAGCAGCGGGCGCTGCGCCGGGCTGCCGCGCAGCGAAGATAGCCTGCGCGACTTGCCCAAGTTGCGCGTCGGTCGCGTTCTCTGGACCCTCAACTTCAATAACACTGCCATCAGGCGCTTGGACTTTATAGATTGCCATATTCAGCCCTTAACGGATAACGCGGAATCCAGCAGGCATACCCGGGACGCTTGGCGCTGCCTGACCTCCACGAGCTGCCGCCTCTTCTTCCGACAAAACAAACGGCTTATAAGCCTTGCCTGCAGACGTCTTCATGGCATTGGTGGCAACCTGTCGAGCGTAAGCCTTCTGGGAAATAACTTCAGGCGTATCACCAACTTGCGGGAAGTAGGTTCGATATTCACTTTCCATTTCATCCCTGCCAATTGCAGCGCCAGATTCCTTACGCAGTTTGGCGCGAATCCAATCATCGGCGGCCTGCTTAAATTGCTGCTCTTGCGCACTTTGGACACCGCGCTGTGCAAGACCGCCAACCAGCGGGATAGCGCCAGCCGTTGCAGACAACACACCAGGAACTGCGCTAGTTGGCAACTGCGAAAGAATCTGCTGCGAGCGCTCCATGCGCTGCGCAAAACCTGCGGCGTTTGATTCGCCTTCGCTTGGCTTGCCGCCAGTGCCCATCAGCGGGGCGCCAGAGGCATCCGTAATGGGAATCGGAGCGAAACCAGGCGTCTTCGGTACATACATGATGCCCTGCGCCGTCTCCACGCGGTCATAAGCGCCGCGGTTGAACTCGGCTTGACTCAGACCCAGACGCTGCTGGGCGATCTTCAATTGAGCTTCTTCAATCTGTAGACGACGCTGTTCAGCCTCAGTCATGGAAATAGCAAGAGATTCGCCGCCAGATAGTTTGTTCTTATCAACAGCGACAATCCTATTGCCGACGTTTTGCAGCACCACCTCGCGCTTAGGTCCAAAACCAGCCATTGTCTTGATGGTGCCATCTTTAAATTGCTGCACCATGACACGCTTACCTTCAGCATCCGTCGCCTCAAATGGCTGCCCCGCAACCTCTTGGCGGGTCGGCGCCAAGTTCTCGGCGATATCCATGTAACGCTTGGCGTCTTCCCCTTTACCGCTCATCGCGTAAATGTCAGCGAGTTGGCGATATTGCTGCGCACGCTGCTCTGCCGCGCTCATCTTCGGCCCCGCGGCCTCGGTGCGCGGTTGCCCAATTAGGGCAGCGCGCTGGACAGTCGGCCCAGCGGCCATACCGGGAGCGGCGAGCGCTTGCTCAGGCGTAATGGTTCCACTAGGTGCAGCAGTGCCATCAAAGACGCCGGCAATTCGCTTTTGAAGATCTTGCGCACGCTTGGCCTCTTCCAGCTTCTGGCGCGTCAGCATCTGCGTCAGCGCAGACTCGGTGCCACGCTGCAGCCCGGCCTGACCGGCCGTGAACGCAGACCCCAGCGCCTGACCCAGGCTCGTGGGCGTGGTGGACGGGCCGCCGGCCTGCAGCAACGCGGCAGCGGCAGCGAGACCCGCCTGCTGCTGGATCGCGGCGCGTTGCTCTTCCGTCAAAAGGTCATTCAGCGACGACAAGCCACCGCCGAAGGTGGTGCCCAGCAGACCGCCAAGGTTGAAAGACGTTGCCATAGTTCCCCCTTACAGCAGACCAGCCAGTGCGCCCAGCGCAGCGCCGGTGCCAGTTCCAAGACCTGGAATCTGGCCGCCCAGCATCGCGCCGCCCAACGCGCCGCCAAGAGCGCCAGAGGCACGATTCTGGAAGAGCGGCGTTGATTGGGTCATACCCAGATTCGGCAGGTTCAAGCTTAGACCCGCCTGAGAGATGCCCAGGCGCTCGAGGCCCAGGTTGCGCATCGCATCCAGTTGCTGCTGCGTGAACGCCTGACGCGCACCGCCCAGACCCATGACGTCCATCGCGCCTTGACGGCCAATCTGGCGAGCTGTTTGTGCAAGCCGCGACGCTTCGCCGAAACCCTGTTGGCGCAGATTGGCTGCGGCCGTCGCCGCCTGGCGCAGCGCGGCCTGGTTAGTCAGCGCCTGTTGCACTGCCTGACGGGAGCCGCCAAAGGCGCGAGCGGCCGTGGCGCGCTGCGCTTCGGCCACTTGCCCCATGCGCCGCTGGTCCTCAATGTCCTGCAGGGTGTTTTGCACCACCATCTGCTCGTAAGGATTCTGAAAGGCGGCGATCTCTTCGCCCGTGAAGGGCGTAAGGCCGAGGTTCGTGAGCTGCTGCTCACCAGCCTGATACAGCGGATTGAAGCCAGCGAACTCGCGAGCTGGCAATGCAGCCGCGACGTTACGCGCCTGCTGCAGGTTCTGCAGATACGCGGTTTTTACATCCGGGTCGATCTCGGTTCTGGTGGTCTGCGTGCCGCCGCTGCTTCTAGACATTTTGCATACTCCTATCCTGTTTCATCTCGCCGATGGCTCGGCATACTTTAAGGCCATGCTTCATCAGGAAGCGCCCAAACCAGCCACTTTTAACGTCAACGCCCATCTCTTGCGCCATTGCTTTGGACCAGGGCGTGGCAATGTGATACGCCGCGAAGACGACAAACTTGCCGAATAGATCTTCGCGGCTCATCCAGCGCACGACGTGCTGCGCCCAGCAGGCATATCCGTAATACGCCTGCGGGTCGTTTTGAACCAGCTTCGCGCCAAAAGCCTGATCGGCCTCGTAGATTTCGGTCGGCATCTTGCCCAGCTCGTGCAGCTTGGTGCAAATGATTTTGGAGGAACCGCCCGGGCCGCCAGCATCGCCACCAACGCCGACGCCGACGCCTGCATCAGAGTTCCCGCCGATCGTCCCGCTATCAGAAAAGCCAGTCGCGATTCCGGCAATACCAGTCGCGTCACCTCCAGCAGTTCCACTATCGCTAAACCCAGTGGAAAGACCGGCGATACCAACTTCTCCAGTAGTCGTTGCGGCTGCCGCCGAAGCACCTGCGGCCGCTGCCTCGGCTGCAGTTGCACCAGCCACTACAGCGCTTGCAGCGGCCTGAGATGCAGCCCCTTGAGCAGCATCCGACATACCAGCCGCAGCGGCAGCCGCGGCAGCAGCAGCGCCCGCGGCGGCTGCGGCTCCGCCAGTGCCGCCTGGGCCAGCGGTGGCTGCGGCAGTTCCTCCATCTGCATTGACTCCGCCAGTGTCTGACAGGGCGGATGAAAGTGCTGCGGCTGCTTGTTGTGCTGATTGGTTTGAAATCGTTCCAATTAAGCCTAGTGGGACGCCTGTTACCAAACCAAGCGCAGACAAAGCTGGAACGCTGACAGTATTGGCCGTAACAGTACCTGATGGCGACAACGAAACGCCACCGATGCCGGTGCTAACAGTTCCAGGAACCGCACCAGATGGGGCACCCAAACCAGAGCCTAGCAGACCACCAAACGATAGACCGACGCCGGTTGAAGTCGGAGAAGGCGTTGAATCAAAAGAGGCGCCACCGCCAAGCAGACCAGAATAGTCGCCGGTCAAGTCAGTAGCAACTGGCATCGGCTGCATCAAACGCGAATACAGCGAAGGATCGTAACCACCAGCAATGCCAGCGGGCGCAGCGCTGTAATACGGCACTTCGCTTTCGAATTGCCGCATCAGTTGCGTGTAGATGTCGTCCCCGCCTACATAGTAGGGTAGTCGTGTTGCCACTTTATAGCTCCTTGCTTACTACAAACCAGCGCGGTTTGTAGCCTTCGTCCTTCATAAAGGTTCGTTCCCAGCCTCGACGGCCTGCAAACGTTGACCTGCTGCAACCATGCTTCTTCGCCCAAGCCTCGACATATGGTCGCATGACTTTGAGTTCATCTAGGTCGCCGCCAGCCAGAAAGCAATGAAGCTCTTTCAGTCGCGGGTAGACAATGATCTCGGTAATTGCCGCGGAGTTCGGCGCCGGCCAGAACTGGTATCGGCCCTCACGCACACCCTCCGCAATGTCCTCAATTCCGTGTGTCCCTCCAGAGTATTCTAATGCCGCCTCCAGGTATTTGGAGCATCTTTGAAACTCTGCCTCATCCATCAGCGTTTACCTGCCGCCACCGCCTCCATCCGAGGCACGCCGACCCGCCAATCCTCTAACACCGCCCCGGTATAACGCACCTTGACCTGGCGGCCAGAAAAGCGCACATCCGTGGGCTGCGATGCCGTATACGGGCCGTAAGTTGTCTCGGTAGCCATCGGATACTGCCGCACTTTAAACGAGACCTGAACCTCGCCTAGCGTCTGCTCATCCGGCACCAGTTGAAGGACGCTCATGGTCTGATCGCCGTTACCCAGCTCAACCGGCCCGGATTCGGCAAAAGGCACCGCCGAGTCATAGGCGTAGCCGACCTCGTGCTCGTAGATGTATCCGTCAGGAGACACCATCAGGGGATTAGCAAACACGCCGCGGTCGGTTCCGGCGGTACGCGCCAGATCGCCGATCGCCCAATGATTCTCGCGGTAGTTATATACAACGTAAGAATCATTTTCAGTCGCGGAGGCCGACGGGTAGAACCACCAGATCTCGCCATACTTCGAGTTATTCACTGCGTAGATCTTGCTGGCCTGGGCGTAGTTAATGTCTTGGAAGACGAAATCTGATACGTCGCACGGCAGCGGCTTGACGTATCCGTCATAAATCCAGAAGCCGGAGCGCGACATCCAGATCGCGGCAGTCTCAATTGCCGCCACTGATTGCGATGAAATCACGCCGCAAGCAGAGCCGACCTTCTCAAACGAGTACACATACGGCAGTCCCACATAGGTCGCCGTGTGGACGTCAACGTCCGTAAAAATCAAAGACAGACCGCGCACGCGCTTGCCGCACTTGATGTCGCCAACAGTCGTCAGCTCGAAGTCGCCGGCCTGGTTGTCTGCTGCCGGCGTCCAGACAGTGTTATTTTCCTGATCGCACCACTGCACCTTACGGGTATTGCCACCCGCGCCCAGAGCGAACACGAACCGCTCCGAGGTGGTCATTACAGCCTCATTTCCCGTCGGGGCGTTCGCGATCGCAGCGGCCAGCGTGGGCGAGGTAAAACCAAGCTGCCACTCGTACAGCTTGCCATCAGAACTTGAGCATCCGACCAAATACTCGCCCCAAGTGTCTAGGCTCCACGTCGTGGCAGGCGTGAAACTATTGGTGTCAGGACGGGCCACGCCATAAGCGTAAGATCCATAAGGCCCATATCCATAGCCGACCTTACTCACGCCATCAGCAGCGCCAGGGGTGAAGCCAGTCGGGGTAATGTCTTTCAGCGTCCCCGCCTCATTCATGGCGTACAGCTTGGAATGAGTGCCGGCAGCAATCCAGCGATTTCCACTGTTATCGCGCCAGTTCAGGAAGCCGCGGCAGGCGCCCGTCATCTGGGAATTGGAACGCTTGCGCCACCCGCCAACGGGGCGCATGGTGCCTTCAAACCAGCGGACTAAAGAGGAGTCGTAATAGCGCCCAGCCGACTCGTATTCGGTGCCGTTGCGATACACGCCAGGAGGAAGCTTCAACTTGATGTAAGGCATGGTCAGGCCGATCTGTTAGAGATAAAAGTAACAGTCAGAATGATAGACGGGGTGGCAGGGATTGCGGGAGTCGTGCCACTGGCGGCTACTGCGTTGAAGTGCTCAAGACTCACGCCAGAATCTGACACCCGCCACATAATTTCGATGTAGTCATCCTTGACCATATCGACAAAGAAGTTCAGCGCGGCAATGGTCTGGCTTGGCGCCCCGGTAGACTTTCTCGGCTTAATGCCGAATTCGCTGTTTGAATTGGCAATATCGGTTCCGTTTTTGCGGAACCAAATCGAGACAGTCTGCACGTCATTCGTGGTGTTAACCAGTTGCGCGCTGAACTGGAAATCATAAATGCCATCCTGCGAAACTTGAATCTTTGACGGCAAATCGCCGGTCATGGCGGCAGAGGAAACAGTCTGCGAAACAGATACTGTGTAAGTGCCAGCACCGCCCGTCGTGCCAGTCAATTGAGCAACGATGCGCGTTCCCGCCGTAACGCCTGTGCCCGTAATCTGCATGGACGGGTAAATCGCACCAGCAGACACAGCAGAGACTGTTAGCGTCGTCGTGGCAATGGACCCCGTAAACGATGCCGTGCGCGATACTTTGGTAACGCCGTTGCTGAAGTCCGTCGTGTTGAATCGAAAATAGTACGCAACGGCAGTTGAGCCGTCCGTCTGATCCGTGTCGTCCTGAAATACCCCGTAAGGCGCATTAAGGTACTTGCTACCTCGAGGCCCGAACAACGCCGCTAGAGTGTTCGCCAGCTTGATAAAGAACGTGCGCAGGACGCCGTTACTCTGATCGACGTAGCCGCGATCGTATCCCTGCGGCGCCGATCCAATGTCAGGCGTCGCTGGTACTTGTATCTGCTGGTTCAGGTTTGGCATGACGAATTATCCGACCATCTTCATGGCGGCGTCTTTGACTTCTGCCACCCGACGGCCCCATCCCTTGCCAAACGTATCCCACGTCGGCAGACTTTGCAGGAACGCTAGGCGCATTGCCTGGTACTTCTCAACAATGTCGCTTGCCTTCATGGCCGAAACCTTGCCCATCGTGCCAGGACCGATAGCGCCATCAGGCACAGCGCCGACAGTCTGCTGTAGCCACTTGGCGGCGCGCCCTGGGCCGGAGTTGATGGCAGCGTCGAAAACAATGTAATCCACACCAGTAGGCAGATCGTCGCCGCGAATGCGGTCCCAGTATTTCGCCTTGTACATAGGCGCGACAACTTCAGGCGTCAGTGCGCGCATCGCCTTCTCATCCACCTCATGGCCGACCCACTCCTCCCAGACGCGCTTAGTCACGCCAAGGTTAGTCATGCCACCAGGGTCTCGAGGATGGTTCACAAAGCCACCCTCGTGATGCAGGATGGCTTTTAGCGCGGCGTCAAAGTTCTCTTTCATTTGCCAGCCTTGTCCTCTTTGGTGTACTTCATGTCAGCCAGCTTCTCAACAGTGCGGCCACCAAAGTAAGCGAGGAAAATGATTTGCCCCCATTGACCGAGCAACTGGACATAGGATTCCTGCGCGTTGTAGCCGAAGGCGCTCATCGCGGTGAAAAGGAAATACGCCACGAAGATGGCGATCAGCGCCAGCGGCCTGATGTTTTTAGACAGCCACGAATCGCTGCCCATGTCGCTGCGCCAGCGCTCGGTAACGTTTTCCTGCTCAGTCTTGTAGACCTCGGTGTCGTTAGCCATCTTGGCTAGTTCGCCATCCTGGGCCATCTTGGCTAGCTCAAGGTTGGCCTTAGCCTTCGCCTCGGGGTCCGGGATCAGCTTGTCGATCAGCTTGCCGCCGACATCTAGGAGCGCTGCGATAGGAAACATAGTCATCCTTTACCGAGTAGCTTGTTTAATAATCGAAATTGTAAGGATTCCGAAGATCACCGCGACAATGCAAGCGCCAACGATCTGCGCAATCAGGAGCCGCTGGGCCATGACGCGCTTGCGCTCAATGCGCGCTGCGCGCTCGGCCTTGGCTCGCTCCTGCTTGATCTTCATGCGCTCGCGCAGCATCATCTCCCATAATTCTGGGTACCCGCCATACACGAGCTGATGTTTGAGCTGCTCCTCGGCCTCGCGAAGAGCATTAGCCTGCATTACGATTTCCATAGCTCGGCTTGTGTCTGACTTGCCGGATTTGCCAGCATCGTTGGCGGCTTTCTGGACGACATCTTTAGCGTCAAAGAATCTGCTGAACTCGCCAATCAGGCCATTAATGTCCTTGCCGAGCTTTATGGCTTTCTGGATGCCAGCGACAGCGGCCTGCGCTGCGGCAAATGCGGTAATCGGGTCCATGTCACATCAACACCCAAATTCCGAGCTTTATGAGTAGGACCGCCGCAGCTACCAGGCCGCTAGCCATGATGAAAGCAAGCAGCCAGTCCAGCATCATCTACTCCTCGTTTTCTGACTTCGCCTTTTCCTTGGCGATCTTCAGGTGCTGGTGCTTGTACCAGATGTTTACCAGTAAACCAATGATGGCGATGATCAGACCACCGAAAGCAGCGATTTCATTCGCGGTCAGCCCGAAATAGACAGCAGCGCCGCTGCCTCCGTACTGCGCTGTGGTTGCTGCTTTGGTGATCTCAACGCTCATCTTTTTTACTCCGTCGGCGCATCCGCAGGCAGCGGCGTGTTGCCTTCTTCCAGCCACTTCAGATACTGCTGATAGTCGGTGTTGGCGGGATCGAAGGGGATGAAGGCGTTGTCTGCGAGGCGCTTGACGCACTGTGCGGGGTTTCCGCGAAGGTCGTTTGGGAGTTGTTGGTACATGGTTAAAGCTCCGCCGCTGCCGCATAGCCGTTCACCCAAGGGGTTTGCGTGTCAGCGGTTGAAAGACAATTTAATCGAACGGCCCAAGACCCAATTGTTTGCGTGGCAGGAACTCCGCCACCATCGCCATTCGCGCCAGCCAACGTAATGGTTGGCGTGGCTCGTTTATCCGCCTTGTAATGAATCACAATGTCCCGGTTACGATCAGACTCCCTTGTCTTTGTTAGCCGATACTGTTCGGAAAATTCTGCGGATTTTTCATAGTAGCGGTAGCACATCATCAACTCGCGCCCGTAGTCGCGGCGCTCAAACGGCGAGGCCACAGTGCCTGCTTCAAGCTGGACGCCGGTGATGTAGAAGGTGGCTCCGTTGGTGCCGATCCAGTTGTTGGACGCAGTAGTGGCCCCAAAGCTGTTACCCGCAGCCCACGATCCAATCGTAGAGGTGGTGAACGAACTCCCAATTGCCAACCCAAACCGAATTTCAATGCCTGTGCCGTTATTGGTCACCCAAGTGCCGGACGTATCGCCAGACAGCGTGATGGTTTTCTGCTCCCAAGTATTAGCAGCACTGATCGTGTAAGTGGCGACATAAAAACGATCAGAGGCGCTGTTTCCCAGCTTTACCGAATAGGTGCCTGTAATGGAGGAGCGAACCCAAAATGACAGCGTTACAGAAGCCGCACTAGCGCTGCCCCAAGCGAGATCAGAGGAGTTAAAACCCTCCACCTTATGCTGGAGCATGTAGTAATCTGTTCCAGTAACAGACGAATCAATCGTCGTCACAGTGCAAAGCAAACTGTTTGTGAATCCAGCAGGTGCGGTTGAAGACTGCTGCACCGTGTAAACACCAGCGCCATTGGTGAATGCGGCCCAGCGATCCAGCGTATATGCCCCGTTTGCAGGCGTCACACTCGCCCCAGCATTGCGCTGGTCGATCCGCATATCGCCGTTGATGATGCGGTTGCGGAACCCCATCGAGTTAGGCGGCGAGGCGACACCACTGAACACGGCGTTGCTGCCGCCAGAGGCGTCTTTAATAGAAGAAATCAGTAGCGATCCAGTTCCCTTCGGAGTTAACTTAACGTCAATATTTGTATCGCCGCCAGTCGCGGATAGTTCAGGTGCGCCACCTGTTGCAGCATTTGCAAGTGTTAGCTCGTTGACGGCAGATGCAGTCGCTGTAAGCTTAAGCAGTTCATTGCCGTTCGTGTCGCTAATTTGCGTAATGATCTTAGGAGATGTGAGAGATATCGTGCCAGTTGCGGTCAACGTGCCGGCCACGCTCAACGTCTTGCCAGAACCTACGTTTAGGCCCACAGAGGTGCCGTTACCCGCCGCGGCAAAGACAGCATCAATGCTGTCCAGATCCGTGTTGATCTTGGTGCCCCAGGTGTCAGTTGATGCACCGACCTCGGGCTTGGTCAGCAGCAAGTTAGTGGTGGTCGTATCAGCCATTTATTACCTCATGCAGCAAGCTGCCAAGTTTCGGAATTCTCAGGGATAGGCGTCCAAGTCTCAGGGGTGTCGCTTTGCGCGGCCCAGCTTGTCGAGGCGTCAGAAACCGCAGTCCAGACCTCGCCTTGGTCCGGGATGCTCGTCCATGTTTCTGCCGTGTCAGATTCTGCGACCCATTTTAGAACAGCATTGAGCGTCATGCCAGACTCAGATGCGCTCAATATCGCGCCAGGCTGGATACGAATGCCATTAATGGAAGCCGCCGATTCGGCGCTAATCGTTAGCGCCTGATTCACGATAACGCTGGTGCTGACAGTCATGTCAGCCCAGGCGTCTATCAGGATACTAACCAGCGGCACCCGGATCGCCGAGACCGACATGGCGCTTTCGTCATTGGCGGCAAATGCCCCAATGGCGTACCGCACCGCGGAAATGCTGGCGGCGGACGAGCTGGCCGCCGTAAAGGCGCCAATCGCGTAGCGCAGCGCAGAGACGCTAACAGCCGACTCAGCGGCTATAGCGCTGGATGCAATAGCAACGCGCTGCGCTGCCGCAGAAACAGAGGAAGACGCCGAAACGCTAAAAGAAGCGCTCTTGATGACGTTAGCAGATGCGCTAACTGACGACGCGCCGGCAGCGGTAAACGCGCCAAACGCATAGCGCACGGCCGAAACCGATGCGCTCGAGGATGCGGCGACCGCTACGGCTGCAAGCGTTACCCCGTAGGAGTAATTACCCTGGCCGTATGGCCCGGAGCCGTAGGCAGCCATTTGCGGATTACGTCAAGGTGACGTCCAGATCGCCGGCGGGAATGCGCAGCACGTCGCCGTCGTTAATGGTCCGCGAGGTAGACAGCGCAGCCCAGGCCAGCAAATTGCCGCTGGTAGAAGCATCAAAGATGCCGGCGTGCGTAATCGTGCCCCAGTTACCGCCAGAAGCTGCGGCGAATTCAATGGCCGCTGCGTTTGTTGCGTTTGTTGGCGAAGTGCCAGAGACAGTAATAGTGCCAGTCGCAGCGCGGGCGTAGCCGTTGCCAGAAACCTCAGTGCCACCACCCGTGTCGGACGGGGCAGCCGTGAATAGGCCCACATACCAGGCGGTGGGCCGGGTGGCGCTGTTGGTGGTGAGAAGCCAGTTAAGAACCAGGTTCTCGGTGTAGTCGGTGAACGATGACATTTAAAAAGCTCCTTTATCCGAAAGTCCTGGCCCGCATCATTATGGAGCCGCCAGACGTTGCGCCACGATCGTCAGCGACCTGCAGCTCCTCGAGGCCGCGGGTGTAAATCGCAGCCCAAACCGATACCCGAGCATCATCCTTCAAGTAAGGTGCGGCTTGCATCAGCGAGCCATACAGATATACATCGGGCGCTTGCGTCAAAAGCCAATTCGTCGCATTCGTTGACGACAGCTTAGACAGTTTCGCGTAGTAAATCAGCTCCGCTGTATAGCTGTTATCCGGCACCGGCAAAACACGAATCTGACCGCCGACTATGCTGAAATACTGGGGTTTACCCGCAGAGATGTACGTTGTCGATTTAAGGTCATCAAGCGCGTCAACAGACTCGAACGTGAGCGCCGTCACGGGATTCGTGTTCAGCTTAATCGACTTGGTCTCAAGGAAATCGCCAGGCACTGCGCTGTACTCGGTATCAATCGACGCGGTGGCGCGCACGATCATTTGACGAGTGCGTAGGGTGCGCTCAATCTGCGCCTCCGCCAGAGCAATGAAGTCCGGGATAACGCTCGTCAGATCGGTGCGGTTAAGCCAGTCTGCCACCGACGCCTTGAGTTCCGTGTACGTTGATAGTGCCATTTAGGGCGCCTTTTCCTTCTCCAGGTCTTTGATGACCCAGGTATGGTCGTGCTTGTATTCAAACGTGCCGACGTGCCCGATCTCTTTCGATACGTCGTGATCTATCCAGATTTTAAAGCCAGCAGCGCGAGCCTTGTTGCAGAAATAAACGTCCTCGCCAATGTAGCCGCGCTTGTCGCTGCGCCACGGCGTCTCGTACCACGGCTCAGACAGCGCCTTGAACACCTCAGCCTTGATGAGCATTACACCCATGCCTACCGATCCAATCTCCTGCAGGCCTGTGCTCTCTGGCATCGTCCAGACCAGTTCGCGCTCGCCGTTCTCTTTATAAATCTGCGCCGTCGGGCCGGTAGGCATACGGCGGCGGGCGCAGTTAGCCGCCACGATGGCTAGGTCATGCTTGAGCAACCGCGAGATCATGTCCTGCGGAAACCGCATATCCGAGTCTACAAACAGCAGATGCGAGCAGCCCTCGCGCATGGCGTCAAGCGACAGCTCGGCGCGCTGGTTAGCGATCAGCGTTCCTTCTGAAATCTTCAGCGAAATCGCGTCATTCGTCGTCAAGGTGTGATGGCACACCATATTGACCAGATCGTAGGTAAACATGGTATGAACCATGTCCCGCGCAGGGGTGCAGACAGCGATGTAGTTCGTCTTCATACCTGACCCGGACGCACGCGGAAATGACGATTTTCAGGGTCGTTGAGCCAGCGCTTCATGTACGCCTCGTCCTCGAGCTTGCCCTCCGCCTTGAGCTGGTAATAAAGACTCAGCGGAATCGACGCCACGCGAGTCCATTCGCCCCAGCGTGCGCGCTCATCCACCTGATTAAATTCTTGCTTATTCTCTTCAATGATCGCAGACACATCCTGCTGTGTCTGGATGGTGGCCTCGTCTTTTTCTTCGTCGTAGTGCCAGAAACGAGTAATGCCAAGTTCAGGATTTGCGTCAAACAGTTTTTTAGTGGTCATGTTTAAAAAGGGGACCAGGTTTCCCTGATCCCCTTGCTTCGTTTAAGAAGTCACCAGGTCTGCAGCCAGACCATGAGCGTTCTCGGCCAGAACCTTCAGGCCCCACTCGACGATCAGCATACGCTTCTCAGCGTCGCCGGTCTTGGCGAGTTCAACCTGCTGATACGGACGCAGAACAACCATCTTCGCGTAGTCGGGGTCCAGAACCCAAGCGTCGCGCTCGCGCTGGAAGCGGTTAGGCACGACGTTCACGTTGCCGAAGTCCGACACATAGATGTCGGCAGCACCGATGATGGTGGCAGGACGCGCACCGCCGTCGATGTTGAAACGCGAAGAAGCGATACCGGCGAAGCCAGACACGCGCTGCTTGTTGACCGGGCCGGTCATCAGGATCTTCGGCGTACCGCCCTGCGACCACACCTTCTGAATCACGTTCTTCAGGATGGTCTCAGTAAAGGTGCGCACAGTGCCGTCGGTACGGCCCAGGGTGGGCAGCGTGGTATAGGTGGGGTTGCCGCCGTTAGTGGTGTCATAGTCCACGTTCGTCTTCACGAAGGCGCCCAGAGAAGCCGAGGTGCGAGCAGCGGTGGTGCTACCAGAGGTAGTGCCAGCGTTGTTCAGCATCGCGAATTCTTGGTCCCGCTTCAATTCAGCGCTGCGTTTCGCGATCTGGTACGCGACCTCAGAGCGGCGACCTGCCTTGTTCACCACCTCTTCGGTGTTGGACAGGATGATGGTCTTGCGGGAGATCTGCGCATAGTTCTGCAGACGCACAGTGGCGGTGACGGAGTCAAACGAAGTGACGTCGTCGCCTTCCAGTTGAGCGTTGGCAGCGGCAGCAGCCAGCGCGTCGGTTTGCCACTCATACAGAGTATTGGTCACGTTCTCGCGACCAATGTTCGACATGAAGGGCGTCTCTTCGGGAGAGATGTTGGTGATAACGTTGCTCAGGTCTTCACGGATACCCTTTGCAGAGTAGGTGGTGAAGGTATTAGTGACGATAGCCATTTTTTACCTCAAAAGGAGTTCAATTGCGGAAGCCGCGTCATCGACGCGACCAGTCTTTGCAAGACGCTGGGTTGCTCGAGCAGTTTCACTCATCTGAGACACACGACCGGCTGCGCCAGGCTTGGCGGGTCGAGGCCCGTTGTTAGTTACGGGTTTGATGCCTTGGCGCTTGGCCTGCATCTGGTCGTACAACGCTGCTTTACGCAGCGCCAACACCACCCGGTGGTCGAAAATGTTGCCAAGTTCTTGCGGTGTGAATCCCATCTTTTGACCGAATTCAACGAGCATTGCCTTCTCAGCTTTTGCCTTCGCGGGATCTTTCCACGCCGGCAATGCCTCCAGCAGCGCCTCGGACTCTTTGGCCTTCAGAGCCTCAAACTGCGCCATTTGCTCTTTCTGCGCGATCTCGGCTAGCCGCTGCTGTTCGGCCTGAATAGCCGCGGCTTTTTCCCGGTTCTCACGCATTACCTCACGCTGCCGGACGTATTCAATGGGGTCCTCTTGATAGAGGCGGTCCCAGTCGATTTTCGGCTCGGCAGCCGTTTTCACTTGCTCACTCAACGCACCTAACAATTGAGCATACTGCTCGCGCTCGGCCCGGATCGCCTGCAGTTCAGCTTCGGCAGATTTACGCGCCTCAGCAAGCTGCTGCGTCTTCCGGGTGTAGTCCTGAGTCCGCGAATAGCCCTTCTGGAGTTCGTCCAAAGTGACCTCGACTTCCTTGCCGTCAACCTTGACGGTGAAAACCTCGGGCTTTGTCTCGTCCTGGGCGTCTTCTTCTAACTCAGTCTGTTCAGCAGAATTTTCGTCGCCAGACTCGTCTTGAACGTCTTGCGTCTCTTGTTCTGCTGCCGCGGCCACTTCCTCATCTTGAGGTTGTGACTCCTGCGTCTCGCCGCCGTCCTGTTGTCCTTCTTCAGGCAGTATTGCTGCGAGTGCTTGGACCGCTTGGTCCATATTCAGGGGGCCAGATGGCGCACTTGCCTGGGGCGTGGGTGCATTCATTGGTCAATCTTTCCTTATTTCTTTTGAACACGCTCGATGGCGCGCTGCGCCACCTTGCCATTGTCGATCACCTTTGTCAGCTCAACCTTCAAATTCTCAATCGCTTTGAGCATCGACCAGCATTGCTCGCGCTTTGCCGTCTCTTCTGCTCGCGTTGATTTGAACAGCCAAACCTGATCGTTCTCCAGTTTGGCAAGAGCAGCCGCTAGGGTTTCATCCTCCAGCAGTTGCTGCGCTCGCCTTCCTTTTCTTACTAACTCGTCATCCGTCATTGAGCCATTCCATTAAGGTTGATGGGTACAGGTACAGCTTGCGGCTGCGCCTGTGCTGCCTGCAGCGCAGACTGCACAACGGCTGTCTGCGCACGCATTGCCTCACGGTCCAGATTCTGCGCGGCCATTAGTTCCGCATTGCTGATCTGGGTGCCGTACTTTAATTCCAATTCGTATTTTTTCAATAGGAATTCTTGAGCCAGTTGGTCACGGCGATAGTCATCGTCGCGCATCATCTGCTGGCGCTTCAATTCCAGCTCGGCCGCCTTCTTCTGGATGTCGGCCTGGATGGACTCAGCCTGCACCTGCGCCAGAACCTCCTCGGGGGTGGGTTTAGGCGGCTCCTGCGGCACCTGGAAGTCAGCCGGGATCTGGTTAAAGTACTGCGAGGAATCCTTAAATCCAGACAGCTCCACCATTTTCTGCAGCGTGCGTGAGTACATCTGCGGCGTCACCAGCGGATTCATCAGACCATACTGGTCAATGATCGCCTTTTGCATCTGCGAGATCATCGTCAGGGTCTGCAGTCGATCATTCACGTCGCCGCCACCCAGACCGATATTCACGGACACATCCATCGACGCATCCCAGGCGCGCGGGTCAATCTGCACCCACTGATTACGCAGGCGCACCATCCGCGGCTTATCCTGATGCGTGGTCAGCAGGAACAAGATGCCCTTAAAGAGCTTCTTCATGCCCTCGGCCATGATCCGAGCGGTCAGCTCCAGACGCGATTGTGACGCGCTGATCGTGGCCGCAACCGCCGCCTTCGTAGACGACTGCAGCGCATCAGCGTTCAGGCCCATCGCGGCCTTGCTCATGCCGGTGCGGTCTTCCTTGAGCTGGTCCATGTACTCAAGCATCGAGTAGCCAGCCTGACCCACGAAGGGCTGCGACAGGGGTTGCACCATGCCGGGAGCGCGCATACGAATGACAGCGCCGGTCTCGTTGTTTAGCACATCGTCAATGTTGACCTGCCCCTCCACGACCGCGGTGCGCGGGTGGATCGACTGCGCCAGCGAATCCAGCGTGTTGCGCAGCACCTGCGACTTGATCTCCTGGATGTCGTGGGTGATGTCAAAAACGCTCATCGCCTCAATGGGCGAGGTGTGCGGCTCGGGGTCAAACGGGAAGTCAACGAACGGGATATAAGACGCCGGCAGGTTGCGCACCATCTTGTAAGACGATCCCATGCAGCAGACCTTGCGCAACTCGGGCAGGCCGTCGCCGTCATAGTCAACGCGCAGATAAGCCTCGACGTACAGCAGGCGCCGCTGCATCGGGTTCATGGAATCGTTAGATCCCATCGTGGTGGATAGCGGCTGGCGGGCCAGATATTCGTCATTCGTATCCAGATCAGTAGACGAAATATTCGGCTCGATCTCCTCCATGTCGTAGCCCATCTGCAGCAGATCGCCAACAGTGAGCATCTGGCGGTGGGCAATGATCCCGGCCTCCTCAAACGAGCGAGCGCGGCGATCAATAATCAGCTCCTCGGGCGGCACCGCCATGATGCGGATACGTCCGTCGCGCAGAACGCGCTTGATCTGCACATCGTGCAGCATCGGCGCCATTGGCTCGGACATCCCGGCGGCTTGCGCCGCAGCAGCAGCCTGGGCAAGCGCCTCCTGCGAGACCGCCGGGTCGGGATACGACACGACGATCTTCACCTCGGCGTCTTCGGCCATCAGCATCTGCACTGTGGCGTCGTCCAGCCCCGAATAATCCTCAATGCGGACCTCGGCGTTCTCTTCCCACCAGTATTTCGCGATGCCGCATTTGCGCACCAATGCGTCCTTAAAGATCGCATAGGACTGCATGAAGCCGTTGTTATCGGCAGAAAAGACGTAATTGGCGTAATCGGTAGCCTGCTGGGCATTCGCCTCGTCCTCGGGGCCGCGGGGCACGAATTCCACCACGTTCTCGCTGGAGAAAAACACGCGCATCAGCGACGGCATCATCGCCGACACAGTGTCGCGCACCTCCATCGCCACGACCTGCGAGCGGCCATCTTCCTCGTTGCCAAACGGGTCGCCGCGGTAGTACTCCGTGCCCTTGGCACGGATCGGCGAAATGTCCGAATCAATGTAAGAAACGGCGTCCGTCAGTTCGCCATTAATGATTGACTGCAGCTCGGCGTCGTCCATCGCCTCGGGGGCAGCAACATCGACAGACAGAGGAAAATTGTTTGTATCCATAAAGTCACCATTTGACGCGGTTGGCCCAATACGCTGCGCTCATCTTACCCTTAGCGATGTTTTTCGCGTGGCGCGCCTTAAACGCTTCATTGCGCGCCGTGCCCTCGGGCGAACCTTTGACGCCTTGCTGGCCGAAGCGAATCAGCTTGACTTCATCGCCAGATTTCGCCAGCACCGCGTGAGACTTGGTGGCATGGCCGGGCGTGCGCTTGGGCTTGTTATAGCCAGAAAAAACCTCGTTACCGCGTTTTACAGTCACTGCTCACCCCCAAACCATTCTTTAGCGTAATCAGGCCTATTTTCGCGAATCCAAGGCACCGACGCCAGAGTCAACGCCTCACCATCCATGCCCGTGGACTGCGAACCTACATGATGCACATACGAACGCGAGAGAAAGTGCTTAAAACCGGCCGCCGACAGATCGCGGCAATGCACATCATCCGAGTACCAATTTAGCGGCGGAAACTTCGCCACCTCCCAAGCAGCCCGTGAGATGTGCCCGAATATAGGCGAGATCACCTCCATCGGCGCAATGCAGTCCTCCCAAGGGAAACGAAAATAATTCATCTCTTGGTTAAACGGATTGCTGCGAATGTTCTGAATCGGACGCGACGCATCACACCTTGAGCACACCCAGCCGATCGGCTCGCCCACCTCTTCCTGCAGCGTCATCACGTCCTCAAGCAGATCCGAGTAGCTCGTGGGCGTCAAGACAATATCGTCATTTGCGACCACCACGGACTTATGGCCATCGGCAAACGCGGCGTCAATCACATCGTTGTAGTCAGCACCGAACGAGCGCGCAGGGCCGCGAAGCTGCGTATACACGTCGTAGATACGGGCGTCCACGGGCGTGCGCAGATACACCTTGGCCGCTGGCGCATATTCCCGGCAACTGGCAAGCATGACGGGCAAGCACCGCCCGCTCACGCTGGCCACAACAATCGCCGGACTCACTTCTTCTTAGCAGTCTTGGCGGCCATCTTGAACGCTTTAGCCGTTGGCGCGCCAGGCGTTCCGGGTTTGCGCATCTTCTCGCCAGAGCCGGCTTTAATGCGCTCACGCTTGGCCGCGATGTTGGCGTACAGACCTGCAGGTTTAGTCTTCATAATCCTCGCCCTCTATCATGGATTTGGAGCCATATTCCTCGCCGTTTTCCTCGTACTCGCCCTCTTCACCTTCTTCGCCCTCTTCGTCGCCTTCTTTGGCGATCCAAGCGCGGCAGGTACGCGAGGCTGCGCACTTGAAGTCAAAGATCTCGCAGTAACCCAGATCGCCCGCGTCAATCACATCCCACGGATCGCCCTCGGCTCCCATACCCTTGGCGATGCACTGCAGCATCTTCTCTTCGCGGTCAAAGGCAGCGCAGTTGCCGCAGCGCGACATCTTCGCCTCTTCAGGAGTCACGTCCCACTCTTTCGCCAGCTCACGCCAAAAACCCGTATTCGGTAGCGCCGGGTTCTCCGGGCCGTAGTTCGCCGCCTCGATGGCGCGACCGCGGTTCTTCAGGTTCAGCGTAATGTCCTGCGTCGCAGGCGGGCACGCCATGCCCTCTTCGTATTCCTCAGCCATCATTTCCCCTTCTTCGCGGGCTTGCTCTTACCCGCCTCGGACAGCGCGATCGCGATCGCCTGCTTCGGATTCTTTACAACCTTGCCGCCAGCACCCGAGTGCAGCTTGCCCGATTTGTACTCACGCATCACCTTGCCAATCTTCTTCTCAGCCTTGGTCATCTTCATGGTCAACCCCTTTCAAGCAACTCGAGGAATGTTGCGGCGCAGCGGCTGATTCCATTTGCTCGAGACGCTCGAGCCATAAGCACCCACCACCGCATCACCCGCAAATGTCAAGCAAAACGCATCTGCGCGATCAGGACTTGGCAAGCCGCGCTTGCGAATCTCATCTTTGCCCTCAATCTGAATCTTACCGCTACTCGTGAACGAATAGCGCACAGTCGCCAGCTCCGCCACCAGCATTTCGTCTCGCGGCATCCAGCAGTCACGCGCCTCCAGCCACGCCTTGGCCTTGTGCCACAGCTCGGCCTTCAGATTCCGATAGGTCGATCCCATCGCCGGCGATTCCGCCACGTTGATTCCGCGAGCCGGCAGCCGCAGCTCGCGCAGGCGATCGACCACGCCAGCGCCAAGGCCGATGCTATCCACCAGGATCTCCACCGGCCGCTGGCTCGGCTGCAGCACCTCGTACTCCGCCACCACGGCACCCGTAAGCTGCATCAAATCCAGGTTTTTCCACGTCTTCACAGGCTCCAGCAACGCATTACCCTGGCGCTTGGCCAGCGCGCTCCTGTCGCTGCCAAAGCGCGCCACGTCCAGACCCCACACCACAGGAGCGTGCGCGCTGGGCGTGACATCCCGCGCCATCGCCATCTCCAGTAGCTCCATCGGTATGACCGTATCGTCATCGCTGCGCGGGAACTCCCCCAGGACACGAATCCGGTACGCATTGCTCTCCTCGCCGTAACGCGACTTCATCTCCTCAATGTACGCCGCGCTCACCCGGGGCGACTCCTCGCAGTTCACCCGCATCGTCACCCAGTCACCCGCCAGGCGGTTATGCGTGTCGTAGAAGAAGCCGCTACTCCTCACCGGGTTGCCCAGCAACAACGTCACGGCAGCATGGCCCGACATGGAGCCGGCCGCAGCCTCGAACACCTGCTCAGGAATGCCGCTAGCCTCGTCGGCCACCAGCATCACGTTATCGGAGTGGACACCCTGCAAGGCCTCGGGCTGCTCGGCGCGCGACGTCCTCGCGGAGATGAACGCCTCGGTATTGGCATCCTTGACCTCGATGCGGTCCTGCTTGACCTCAAGCTGGTCCGCCAGCATCGGCGGCAGCACCTTGACCCAGCGCTTGACCTCCGCGAAGAGGGCGTCATACAGCTGGCTGCTCGTCGGCGCCGTGACGACAATCTTCACCGGGAAACGCAGGAACAGATACCACAGCATCGCCCACGCGGCGGCGGTGGACTTGCCCACGCCGTGACCGGACCTGACGCTAATGCGGCGATTGCCCTTGGCAATGTGGTTCAGAAACTCCACCTGCCACTGGTCGGGAGTGGTGCCTAGCACCTCGCGGACGAACAGGACCGGGTTGTTCTTGTAGCGCTTGACGAACTCCACAAAGGGGTTATTCGCTAGCTCAACGGCAGCGTTTTTATTCTTCACGCGATCCATCTCCATTTACCGCCCACCAGATCGTCGCCTACTGGTTGCGCCTTGCGTCCGTCTCGGCTGTGCCACATCGCGGACGCGCCGCCAGCGTCTTGCTTATCCAACATAAAGCCGGCAGCGCGCAAACTGGCTCCGCCCTCCTGCGGCAGCGTGTAAGTGTAGATTCGCCGATACCCCAGCGCCTTGGCGGCACGCCGTGCGGCAGCGTAAAGGATGCTGCAGGCGTTGTATGTGCCATCAGTACACAAGCGGGTCACCTCCAACGTAACGCCATCATCAAGTCGGCGCGCAACTGGGCGCCCGACAATCGCAACGCCGCACAAAACGCCGTCGGCCCTAACGCCAACGCTGAACTTATGCCCGACAGTCGGTTTGCTATGGCGATGCAGTTGTGCGACGAATTCATTGGCCTGGCTCAATGTCACCGGAAAAATTTCTAAATTTTTTTTCGGGGACACTTTTTACCGTGACGGGGGTAGGGGGGTGGGCGTCGTGATTATGTGCGCAAATGCGGCGGATCTGAAATCCATCTGAAATGCATCTGAAATCGTGGCCTCGGTATCTGTTTGGTGCCGCCACAACCCGCCCCGCCGCCGCGCCGACCGGGGGGGGTCTCGCGCCGGCCGGGTTAGCGAGCGCTCACTGCCGCGCGGTTTCGGTCTGTGGACAACCTGGCAGCGTGCGCTCTGTGGATAAGCGTGGAGGTATCGCTGCTAAGTTGTTGATTTCATTGGATACTTACACGAAACCTACAAAAACAAAGAGATACAAGGTTCATTATGTCAAATTGCGTTTGTTGTTTTCGTGCCGAAATGCACAACGATTAGGCAATCTGGCCCGTTTCCACAGGGCTATGTGGACAACTTAGGCGTAACCTCTGTGGATAAGTCCTCTACGACCTCGACGTGCCGCAGCGCGTTCATGCGCAGGTCTTGTACGTTAATGTTGATCTGCGCGGCCTTCTGTGACCCATAAGTTTTAGGATCCCAGCGTTCGGCGATCCACTGCCGCGCCTGGATGCGCAGCCGAGCGTGCGCGGCGTGCTCGGGATCGCTCTGATCGGCTATCTGCAGCGTCTCTGTCGCAAGCTGATCCGCCGCTTGTGCGCGTGCACGCGCGATCTTATCACCATCAGGATCAACCTCGTCCATCCAGCGGTCTAGCGCTTTGCGGCTAATTCCCATCTCGATGCAGATCTCGGTCTTAGTTTTACCGCCCTCCAACATCGACCAGATCATGTCGTCCGGCAACTTCGCCAGCAGTTTCATGTCCTGATGGAACTTCGGTGTCCCAGCCATTAAAACGCCCTCCAAGCCGTTTTCGTGCCTCGCGGCACCCATCCTATGCACAACGCGCCAAAGCGCCCCAAAAGCCGCGCTAACGCCTTCATTCCATCTTTTCCAAGGGTTTCATCGCGGTCGGGAACATTTTAGGGGTTGATGACGGCGCATCAAGGTCTAGGTCATTGCCGAAGTCGTCGAACCCTGAGCCATTAGCCTCGACCTTAACCACAGTCGCCGGCATCCCGAGCGTCGCCTTGAGTCTGGCGACGTCGTTGCCCAGTCCAGCCTCGAGCATCTTCGCGATCTCCTGAACCGACCAGATGTGCCGATTCTCGACGTCCGGCCTGGCGCGTTGATACTCCACCGCGTCGGCCTCGGTTGACACCACGGCCAGCACCGACCCGTCTTCCATCATCCATTCGATCGCCTTGACATCCCCCACGGGCGCAATGCCTTCGGCAGTAGCCCACTGCTCCATTGCCCGCAAGGCCCGGATCATTCCATCGGCGGCCGCTCGGGCCTTCTCGATGTTCTGCGATTCCTGCGCTGCCCAGACCCGCTCCACCTGAGTCCACACTTTAATGCGAAACTCTACATCAACCAAATTAATTAACCTGCCTACACCCCAGCGCTGTTCATGCTCACGCTGCGCTGCCTCCAGCTCCACGAGCTTGGATTTCCAGAACCTGGAGAACTCCGATTCTGGAAACGCCAGCGGTTGCGGCTTGGGAAGTTCGCCTCGAATCTTTGCTGTTTTTTGGGTTGCCATGATGCTTTTGTAAGTCCTCACTAACATAGACCGGTCAAATGGTCAGATCGGGCGGTCAAATCGTAGCAGGTATACCCTTGCTACGATTTGACCACCTTCCGACCGCATTTCTCGGGCTGGTCAAATCGTCACGATTTGACCACGATTTGACCATTTGACCCCTGAAAAAGTACTACACAGATGTGCTTCAACTGTCTGGTTTTCTGTGTTTTTTGACTTGCTCTGAAGGCCGCGCAATATTTTTAGTACGTTACGATTATTCAATTGCTGGTCAAATCGTGTTTTTCCCCATTTGCACCACCTAAAAGTTTTCATTTTCTTTCTCACTAAAGTCCTCGATCCAAGCCCAATCGCCTTCAATCTTGACGTTTGCCGGACGGCCCGAATCACTTCTCGCACGTTTCCATGCTGATCGAAATGCGTCGGTTCCCGCCTCGTCAGTGCCCATTTTTTGAGCAAAGAATTCCTTCCAGTCGTCCATCCTGGCGCACTTCCTGACCCCGACCGACACCTTCCAATGTGTGCCTTTAGCATTAATTGCAGCCTGCAGCGACTCGATCGCGATCATCTGCCGTTTACCCTTGCCTGAGCGATTTAGTCCTACTTTACGGGACTCTTCCGCCGTCCGCTGGGCCGCTTCATCCGAGGGATTCACGGCCAGAGACTTGCGCGGCTCGTCAAGCGAGAGCGCCGCCGGCGACGGCTCGTCGATCTCGATTTCCACCATCTCGAACCCATATCTCACGCCGTCCTCGCCGTCCTTTTGCTTGCTGATGGTGACGACGCCCCGCGGCTGGTCGTCAAAGCGCAGCAGCTCCAGCTCGGTATCCACGGCCCCGAGCAGCGACGAGTGGCCCCGCAGCCCTTTGGCCTGGTCCTTGCCGCTGTGGTGGATGACGAGCAGCGCGGCCTCGAAGACCTGCTGCAGGTGCCCGCAGGACGTGATGAAGGCGCCCATGTCCTCGGAGCTGTTCTCGTTGCCCCCGCCGAAGGCGCGGGCGAGCGTGTCGATGACGATAAGGTCAATCTTGAGCTGGCGGCTTTCCGCGAGTTCCGCCACCGCGATCATCAGACTGTTGATGTCCTCGGCGCTGCTACGCAGGTTGATCTGGTGTCTGAGGATGTAGATCGGGATGCTGGAGTCAATCTGGTGGTGAATGCGGCACGCTTTGATGCGCGCCCCGATGCCGCCGTGGCCCTCGCCGGCGATGTAGACCACGGCCCCGTTGTCGCTAGGCGTTGAGGCTTGGCCCATCCAGGGCGCCGAGCGGGCAATGGCGGCGGCCAGATCTAGCGCAATGAACGATTTAAACGACCCTGGAGGGCCATAAAGCGCCACGAATCCGCGCTTCGGGATGACCTTCTCCACAAGCCACTCGACCGGCTCATCCTTGATCTCGTCCCATGCCTCGAGGGTGAGGGTCTTGCGTGGCGGCTCTTTGGCTGGTTCTGGCGGCGTCTGCACCGCCTCAAGCGCCACCGCCGCGACCTCCGACGCCGGCTTCTCGCGCAGCCGCTCGGGCGCCTGGACCTCATCGGCCGCGGTAATGGGCGCCTGCGCCTTGACCAGATCCGCGAGGTCCTGGCGCGTCTTGCCTTGGCTGTAGATCCACTCGTAGGCATCGTCGCCCAGCGCCTCGCCGCCCAGGTCCACGACGCGCACTGACTTGGCGACGGGCAGGAGCTTTGCCGCGGCCTTCTTGGCGTACTTCCAGCCTGGCACGTCGTTGTCGGGCAGGATGACGACGTTCGCGCCGGCGAAGTATTCGGTGATGGCGTCGGGCCAGGTGCCTGATCCTGCGTGGCTGGACGTGGCGACGCTGCCCAGCGAGATGATGGCGTCGGCCGCCTTCTCGCCTTCCGTGAGGTAGACGTAGCGGCCCTTTGAGACGGCGTCGCGCAGCTCAGGCAGCTTGTACGGCACGATGCGGGCGTCGCCTAGCGTGGCGTGCCGCCGACCTGCCTCGTCCACCTTGATCAGCTTGTAGTCCTTGCCCTTGGCGTCAGCGGTGCGAAATCGCTGCTTGATGAAAAGCGTCACACCTTCCTCGTCGCTGTAGTGCCATTCCTGCTCGAGCTGGCGGGTGATGGGCTTGATGAGCGCCAGCGGTTCGACGTTGCGCGCCTCAAGTTCCGGCAGGTAGCCGCGCTCGCGCATCACGGAGAACACTGTGCTCTGATCGCAGCCGCCGTGGCAGTGGAAAAGCGGTTTGCCGTCCGGGCCTTCGCTGATGGACAGTGACGGGTTCTTGTCTCCGTTGCCCCTGCCGTGGCCTGGAACGGGGCAGCTTGCTAACCATTGGCCGTTTACCTTCTTCGCGTTGCCTAATTGCTTGGCGATTTCTTCGGCTTGCATTTATCCCTCCAGCACGAGCGAAAGCTGGTGCTCCTGTTGTTGTTCGCTGGCTTTGCTGATGCGCTCGTCCTGCAGCGCCTTGTAGTCTGAATTCAGTTCGCAACCCAGGTAAGCGCGTCCGTGCTGCAGCGCCACTTGCGCGGTGGTGCCTGATCCCATGAAGGGATCGAGCACGATGTCGCCTGGGCGGCTGCCCGCCAGGATGCAAGGCTCAATCAGAGCTGGCGGGAAGGTGGCGAAGTGAGCGCCCTTGTAGGGGCGGGTGGCGACTGACCACACGCTGCGGCGGTTGCGGGTTTCGCGTGCGCCAACAGCCAAAAGGCCGGCCTTGGTGCGGTGTTCCTCGCTGTCGCTGGCGTCGTATGCGTCGGCATACTTGTGCGCCTTGTTCCCTGGATCGCGACCAGTGGCAGGCTCCTTCATGGCCTCGCTGTCAAAGAAATACCGCTCCGACTTCGACAGCAGAAATACATACTCATGCGCCTTGGTGCAGCGGTCGCGCACCGACTCGGGCATGGGGTTCGGCTTTTGCCAGATGATGTCCTGGCGCAGATACCAGCCATCAGCGCGAAGGGCGAAGGCCAGCATCCAGGGGATGCCGATCAGGTCTTTGGTCTTACATCCTGGCGGGTTGCCAATCCGGGCCACGCTGTTCTGCGCCTCCGGTCGGTTCGCGCCGACGCCTGGGTTACTAGATTGTTGCCGGTCTGCCTTGGTGCCGGTGGCGTAGCTATCCCCAATGTTCAGCCAAAGCGTCCCATCGTCAGCCAGCACATCCCTCACGCACCGGAAGACCTCGACCATCGCGGCGATGTATTCCTCTGGCGTCTGCTCCAGCCCGATCTGCCCTTCGTGTCCGTAGTCGCGCAGACCAAAGTAAGGCGGGCTGGTAACGCACATTTGCGCCTTGACGCCTTCGCTTGCCCAGCGCCGCATCGTGTCGCGGCAGTCTCCGAATTCGATTACGTTCTTCATGTCAGTTTTTAGGGGCAAAAAAACCCGGGCGAGATGCCCGGGTGCGTTTACCGACGAGCGTTAAAACATCTCGTCATCCGCCGCCGCTGGCGCAGCCGCCCGAGCCGGTGCCTTGGCAGGTGCCGGCGCTGCAACAGGTGCAGGCGCAGGTGCCACATACTCCTCGGCCTCGACGGGCGCGTCCATTCCCGCGGGGCGATCGATCCAGTTCACGATCGCGAACTGAGGGATTCGCGTCGTACCTTTGCCGATCTTTTCCATCTTCGAGCCTTTGTACTCGACGACGGGCAGCTTGCCTGGATGCGCTTCGCGCTCGGCGGCGCAGGCCGTGTAAAGCTGCTCGAGTCCCATGTTGGGACCGACGCCGTTGCTGGACCAGGATGCGGTGCCGATCTCCTTGTTGTAGAAGGTGACCTCGAATCCTCGCTTATGGTCCGGCGTGGGTTGCGCGCCTTTCTTTCCGAGCGCTGCATCGGGTTGCCAGTCACGCACGCCGGCACCGAGGAGGAGCCAGCCGGTCTTCACGTTGTCGATGTCGAAGACGACCTTCTTCAGATCGACCTCGACGCCTTCGCTGTTGGTCCATGCGTTGGCTTGCGGAGAGAAGCGCAGGAAGTTGGCGTTACCGCCACCAGATGAGAGGTTTAGCATTTTCGCGTTTCGCTTTCAGTAGTTACAGAGTTGACCTGCAGGGCAGGCATTATTGACGCAGGCTTGCGTCGCGGGCAATGGTGACGCCGCTAGACTCCTTGACGGTTAAGTCCTCCAGCATCCCCTTTTGCTCTTTTGCTAACAGCTTTTCCACAGCCGCCGGCGAAATGAATTCAGTTATTAACAGGTTCTTCACAGGTATCCCTGCTTCGACTAGCGCGTCCCTTGCCGCAGCTTCGTCCTTCCACTTGCGCACCGAGCGCTTGGGCGCCAGTTGCCAGCCTGGCAGGATGCCACCTTGCTTCATGCGCTCGAGCGCGTGCTTCCTGAGCGCATCGACGAACGACTCCACGATCGGCGCGCGGTTCAGAAGGTCGCTGATCTGCTCGTCGGACAGGCGCACCATGACCTCTTGGACCTGCTCCTTCGTCATGGCGGTGACGTTGGGCTGCTGCTCAATAACCGCGAGCGCCTCGCGCTGCGCGGGGCAAGTGAGCTTTGCCGGGCAGTACTGGCAGGCTTTTTCTGACGGCCGCGGTTGACTGTCGGGATTCGTCGTGGCGTGGATCGCTGGCACCAGCACCTTGACCTCCCACTCGAGCAGCTCGTCGATCGTCATCGTATGCACGCGCACGTCGCCGTGGCGCGGCTGGACGATGTGGAGCTGGACGTGGGCGATCTCGCCTCGCGTCGCTTCGTCTTGCTGCAACAGGGCGCCGAGCGCGTAGATCTTCAGTTGGTCGCTGTCCTCATCGACGTAGCCGCTGCCCGTCTTCAGGTCAGCGATGTACAGCGTATTGCCGCCAATGCCAATCACGTCAGCCGTTCCGCGAAGCAGAACACCCGGCGCGTCCAGGTAGGTCACCTTCTCCTCGACCTTGACGGCGCCGCGTCGGCAGTTGGCTTCGATGTGGTGAATGTGATCCAGGTGCTGCTGCGCCATCTCGCAGTGCCAGCGCCCCATCACGACGCCTTCGATCGACTTGCCGATGCTGTGCATCGGGTCGTCGCCTAGCAGGTAACAGGTCTCGGCGAGCGCGTGGATGGCGGTGCCCGCCATTGCTGCATCGCCGCTTGGCGTGTCTGGGATATCCTTGGACAGCCGGACGCTGGCCGGGCAGGCGATCCAGCGCGAGGCAGCAGAGGGGCGTAGGATTAGCTGGGTCATATCAATCCTTTCCTAAAGGTGAGACGTGCGGTTGCGGGTACAGTCGGTCGATGTCGTCCTGGTATTCGCCCAGCGCCATATGTGCGCTTGCCCACCACTTGCTTACAACCGCAGTCTCTTCACACGACAGAAGCAGGCACTCCAACTCCAGCGCCAGGCGCTTCGCGTGAGCCGCAATGATTTCCTCTTTACGTAGGCGCCTCAGTTCATCGACGCCAATAGTCGTCGCTCGCTGCGCTTGAGGGCATCCGTCTGCAAAGCCGAATGTCATTGCTTGTTCTCCTTGTCGCGATCCGAGTACGTCTCCTGCGACAGGATTTCATAGGCGATCATCCGCACCTCGTGGCTCACGGCCCAACCCAGATCCTCGGGGTCCAGCATCCGCTGCAGCAGGCGCGTCTTCCTGACGGATCTGGCGCGCTCTTGCTCAAGCGCTTTGCCCAGGAAGAGGATGTGCTCGCGCATCGTCTGGCGCTCGTCGTCTTGCATCGGCTGGCTCATTTGTCCAGCCCCAGCTTGGCCCACATCGCCTCACCGCGGGCGTAGAAGTCGTCGTCAGGCGCGCTCGTGTTACGCGCCACCAGCTCGGCCTGGATCTGGTCAGACAGGTCCATCATGCTGGTCAGGAAGATGCTCTGCAGTTTCTCCGGCAGGCGCCTCCAGATCAGCGTGTCCTGCGCCATGCGCAGCGCTTCGTCGTGGTCAATCAGTTTCATTTTTTCTTTCCTTTCGTGGTGTTGAACACGGGTCTCGGGCAGTTCTCGGGCGGCACCACAACGCACCAGACGGCGCGCACCCAGCGGGTATTGCCTTTGGCGGCGACCCAGCGGTCGATATAGGCGTCGGGCATCATCTTGTTGAGGATGCGCGATAGGTGCGTCCTGTCGGTCTGCGTCAGCTCCTCGAGCTGATACGTTGTCAGGCCGTCGGGGTTATCGCGCAGCAGTTGACGCACCTGGGTGATGCGGCTGCCTCGGTTCTTGCGTGGTGGTTTCATTCTTTTGGCTTTGCAAGTGAATACACCGCGAAGCGCTTGAACTCGGTCAGGCGCGCTGCGTGGCTGGCCTTGCTGATCCCGGCAATGTGCGATATGTCGCGGCCGGCATTGCGCTCGCGCTCGACGTAGGCCGATTGCTTTTGCGAGAGCTTGCTGTACTGGTTCAGGTGAGCCTGCACGAAAATCGTGGGCGACTTGTCATTACGCCAGAGAAATGGCGACTGTGGATGGCATTTGCACTTCATAGAATCATGTAAATCAGAGACCAAGGCAGACCGATCGCCGCCAGGACGAGCGCCCAGAATTTAAGGTTTTCAAAGATCGCTTCGGTGTCGTCGTCATTCATGCTATTTCCCTCGCTCTGCGTGCTCTGATCTCGCGTGCAACGAACTCCAGACCCTTTTCCAGTTGCTCCACAGTGCAGGTATCAAGCTGCG